TGACAACCCATAAAAACCCCTGAAGGTTTTAGAGTTACATTAATAAATGGCGTAATCGTAGCTAAATTGGTTCCCGGTAAAATAAACGGATCACCAGTATAGATACTATTACTAGGGGTTTGTGCTTGTCCTGTTGAGGTTAGTGTGATCATATCGGTCACAGCCTCATTATTATAAGCACCACCTTTCATGCGAGCAGGGACAAAACCACGAAATGCTTTTGTAGTAGACATGTTTCATCTCCTTAAGTTATAGAGGTCAACTAGTCTTGAAAAGACGGTTGTCGTCCTCTTGTTGTTACTGATTTACTTGTGTTAGAAATTGGCATACGAGAATCAGAATTTTTCATGAGTTGTGCATTAACTGCATCCATCATATCACTAGCCTTATTCTCATAGAATTTCTGTCTGGCCTTTACCTTTACGGTTGGCTTCTTTGCCAACGCTACGTCTCCACGACAAACGGCTCCAAGATAACGACCTTCTTCCCTTACGAAGGATGTAACACCCATTTCAGGAACCTCATCAGAAGTTACAAAGACCCATCCCTGCTGCTGGTTTTTACCAACATTAGTGATATCATCCTGTCCTTTTACAGATATGCGAATCCAACGTAAAGACATATTGTCTGCGTCAAATCTTGCTTTTACCGTGTCTGGTATAGCGAGGGCATCTGGCTCCTCAAAGACATATTCTTCTGTGACTTCTCTTGTTTGAGCTTCCCGATTAGTATTACTACGTATTTCATTTCGTGTCATATTTCATTCCTCCACGCCTAAGTTACATTAGTATAGTTACCGTCTGCTCCTTCAACTTTGAGCTTTTCGGCAGCATACTGTTCAAGTGGTATATTCCATTTCTGTGCAAGCCTAACATCTTCTTTTGATAGTTTGACTTTACTAGAACTGGATGGGGAGGAGCGTGAACTCCCCGATACTACTTGAGCAGGTGTTGACGACATTTCCTGCACACGTTCTGTAGTTTCCTCTACATTCTGAGAAAACGCTTTATTAATTCTATTATCAATCTCCTGATAAAAATCATTATCAGAAGGATTAAAGCCTTCTTCTTTTAATTCTGCATCTATAGCTAGTGCAGCAGCAGTTTTAATATTGTCCTGTCCAAACCAACTATTCCTTGAAGCCCATTCCTCGGCTCTAGGATCAGTAGTTGATTGAGGAGGAAGAGGTTGATATTGAGGCTGTACTGGAGCAACTTCTTCTACTTCTTCATAATCTAGTTTAGCAGAAGAGACTGCCTTCAGATCAGACTGTGCCTCATTCAACATTTCCTGCGCTTTTAAAAGTTTTTCTTTCTCTCCTTCTTCAAAAGCTTCCATATAAACTGTTCTGGCAAGCTCAAGTTTATCAGTTAATTGTTTTTCAGAAGCATCAAGACTTAATTTATTAACTTGATGCACTTCATTATCTTTTGTTCTGAGGCTTCCTGATAGTGCCTCATTTTTTTGGATGAGAGCAGTAATTTGCTGATCACGTTCCCTGCGTTGTCGAATAAGCTGTGCTATTCTTTTTTCAGCATTAGTATCTCTTTTTCCTTCTTTAGTTTTAGTTTCTTGTACTTCTTCTTTTTCTTCTTCTTTTTCAATTTCTATTTCAATTTTCTGCTCTTCATTCGGAGTTTCTATATCACTCCATTCTTCTTTATCACTCATTTTGTCCTCCGCTGGTTACGAGTTCAACGATTTAACGTATACTATATTATATCATATTATTAATGATTTCCCAAATTAAATGTAGGATCTAGATCTTTTGGATCTTCTACTCTCATATTAATCTGGTCATCAAATAGTAAAATCATTCTAACTCCTTTATAAAAGAGTTTAGTTCCTGAATGTTTACCGTAACATACATGATCTCCTACTGTACACCAAGCACCAGCAGGAAACTTATCCTTATCTGCATAAGCCAGATCTCCCAAAGCCAGTACCTTACCTACTGTAGTTAGATAAGCCATGTCATCTTTAGTTGAATCTGGTAGAAGGATGCCGCCCTTTGTTTGGCTCTTCACAGATACTGGACGTACCAAGACATGAAATCCCGGCAGTTCTGGTAATACTTCTGGATCTTTTACTTCTTCTGGATCACTAATCCATAAATCGTTTTTAATGGCTTTACCCATATTAACTTGTTGCATTTTACTCCTCTTCTTCTGCGTATGCTCGTTTTTTAATAATATCAGTGAGATTACCTCTAGCCCAAGTTAAGCCTTGTATCGATCCTACAAGTTGTCTGTAATGAGCATAGTCTTCAGCAGCCCCACCACTAATTGTTAATCTGAGTTTTTGAATTTCTTCATTAAACTCTTGAATAACCTCATCCCAAATTTCCATTGGTTAAGTTTTTTTACCTTTTATTGGATCTGGAAATTTAAACTTAGCGTAATCCCATTCATTAAGATCAGCCCTAGATTCTAATGGGCCAATACAATCAGCTTTAAAGGGATCTCCATAAGTCATTGGTTTCTCAGATTTGGTTTTATCATAAGTAATATAACCTTTTCCTTTCGTCATTTGTTTTATCTTTATTGTCATCCTACTCTCCTTCTTTCTTGGATTGGTTGATTGCTAATTTAACTAAGGCTTCTAAACCTTTCATGTCTAAATCTTTCTCATCTCTATTACTTTGTTCTATTAAATCTTTCATTAACTTTTCTTTAGCATTTTCTATCTCCATTATCTTAAGATCTTTTTTAGTTTCATTATCTAAAGAAGTTTTCTCACGTTTAATATTATCGGATGCTCCTGCCTTGAGCATATCTATAATCTGTTCATTCTCATCCAGTTCTAATTTTTTATTCTGTAGTTCCATTTCAGCAGCCTGAACCATCGTATCCGATTTAATTTTCTCTTTCTGTAGTTCTACTTTGGCTTGTTCTAGGGATACCAGTTGCTGTTCTGGAGACTGTGCCTTTCCTAAAGCTTGATTAGCATTCATAACTTCTTGTGCAGCTTTGCCCATTGCCATCTCTATTACAGAAGGATCTTGAGCTTGTTCTGGCGGCATTTGTTTCATCATTCCTTCTGCAATACCATTCATCTGTTCTTGATATTTCATTACGGAATGTTCTTGTATATTAGCCTGAAGTATGGGTTGTATTCTCTGCATAATAGGATTAGCTCCATTAGCAGGATCTTGGAGGTAGGCCATCTTAACCTGAATATGAGCATCATGATTCTGACCCGGAAAGGCAGCTATGGGTATTCCCTTCGTAGCAGCCATGATATCTGATACAGGATCAAGGGGTTTAGGTTCTAACTTTAAAGGAAGTATCTCTTCCAGATTAGGCATGTTGGCTGCATGAAGTATTGTCCTATTCAGTGCTTCCAGATTAAACATACCGGGAGGAGACTGTTGAGCCATCTGCAAAGCCATATTAGCCAGCATCATGCGATGGGCATTACTAGGAATGTTAGGATCAGAGACAGGAACAATATCTACTCTTCCATCGAAATCGTTTTTAAAGACACTCCGATCTTCATTGGGAACATCATACGGATATTCATTGGGAAGATAATCATAGTCTATCTTTGCCAGAACTCTGAACTCATCTTTCTGGGATTTATGTAATCGTTTGTGTACCGCCGAAAAGAACTTGCTACTGGCTTCGAGGAGAGCCATTGTCGTACCAACGGGTCCATAGGAGGCAGCATCAGAGATAACCTGCTCTGTGCTATCCGCAAACTTCTGACCCGTAGAAGCTACGAACTGGAGCATCTGGAATAGAGTAGAGGAAGGCTCTTTATAGGGGAGAGGAATAATAGCCTTTGACAAATCCATTCCAGTTGCGTCAACCTCCTTGAACTCACCGGGAGAAATAGGTTCATTGTCACCAACAATCCTAAGTCCCTTGGCCTTGAAACCCCCTTGAAGATTAGCAAACTGACCTGCATCTATTAGGGATCTCATTGCAGCAGTTGCGCTCATTGTTAAATTTCCAAGGAAATGTATCAAGCCCAATCCGTAAAAACCAAAACCGGGAACAAATCGGTAATGGACGAAGTGACTTCGCTTTTCCATACTGGGATCGTCTGGTTCATAGTTTCTACGAATACTGAGTACTTGTCTTGTCTGTTCTTCAACAGTTACAATATAAGGGAGTGATTGATCTTTATTTTCTATATCTAAATAACAGTGTTGTTCTAATAGAATATATTGGGGATCGTTATCAGCAGAAGGAGACAATCCCAAGATAGTATCCATTTTTTGAGTCAGGGATGTTATATTAGTCTGATGAGGTGTGGGAAGTTCTATATCTTTATAGACACCCCCCAAGATATCTTTCTGTAATTCTACAGGACTTTTGTAAATGACATGTGTATACCTGTCTGCATTCCTGAGATCAGTGGCAAAGTAAGATACATAGAACTGATCTATAGGAATAAATTCTGAGACAGGACGGTTAAGAATAGAACTATAGTATATCTTTTTGAATGCCGATCCTATCAGAGGAAGATGGAAGAGCATTCTCTCAAACTCATCAAAGTATTCAGGCATCTGCTCAGTTAGCTGATAATTCATAAAGTTCTGAACACGATTAGCTTGCATTTGTTTTTCAGGTGTGGAGTTGCCTAGTATATTCGCCTTCACTGGGCCTCCGCTAGGAAAGAGTTCCTGAGAAGACTTTGATTGAAACTTAACGGCTGACTCAATTAACAGGGGGTGTACGGCTGTACAGGCTCCTTCAAAAGGTTCTGACCCCGGCTCAAGCTTAAGTCCCAGTAGATCAAAGCCTCGTTCAAACATAGACTCCCATTCTCCTCTGGAATCCTTGTCTGCCTGAAAGTTTTCTCTGACATCAGTTGATATGTCAACTAAAGTCTGCTCATCCAGAGTATCTGAAAGATCACTATACCATTCAGCGACATCCTCAGAAGGTTCCATAGATACTTCTTCTTCTTCACTTGCAAAATCTACAACTACTCCACCATCATCTTCAACTTCAAACGTAGCATCAAGCTCTGTTTCAGAAGCTGCTGGTATTACACTGGGAGGTGCTTCTTGCGGTATTTGATCGTAAGGATTTTT